AGTAGTGTACTCCTATATAAAGAAATTACAATAAATTCTCATTGCTGAAATGGAGGACCAAATATATGATCAATACATAAAGAGGATCCAATCAGCTAAGACAGCAACAGTTGCTAAGGACATCAGCACTGACATTCTTGAGGCCAGGCATGACTACTTTGGTCGTGAACTTTGTTCTGCAATAGGGATAGAGTATAAGAATAATGTCCTTCTTGATGAGATAATCCTGGATGTCGTCCCAGGGGTAAATTTGATGAATTACAACATACCAAATGTTACCCCAGACAACTATATATGGGATGGAGATTTTTTAATTGTGTTGGATTACAAAGTATCAGTTGGCCATGACAGCACTGAAATAACTTACAAAAAATATACATCTCTGATCCTCCCTGTGATGGAGGAGTTGGGAATACCATCCGAGATAGCAATCATACGAGCTAACCCGGTTACATATCAAATAAGTATAATAGGTGAAAATTTCAAAGCTAGGTATCCTAATATACCTATTCAATTAGATTTCTCAAAATTCTTTGAGCTGAGGAAGATGCTACTAGACAAGTTTGCTGATGATGAAGAATTTCTATTAATGATTGCTCACGGAGATTTCACATTAACTGCACCATGGTGTATAGAGGATACTCCTGAATTGTATGAACATCAAATCTTTAATGAATTTTTAGGATCCATGCCACCTAGGTTTGTAAGTCTGTTCAAAGAATCCCTGGCATTTAGTGCTTATTCAGCAGAAAGATGGAATAGTTTACTCTATAATGTGAAAGCAAACACGGAAAAGGATTATCAAGACTTCCTGTCCATCAAGTCACATAATATCTTCAACATGGATGGAAACTATATGAGACCAACACAAGCTGAAATAGATGAAGGTTGGGAATTAATGAGTAGGAGAATTGCAAAAGAACGAGACATTATAACAGATATAAATAAGCAAAAGCCCTCAATTCATTTTATATGGACGAAAAATGCAGATCGAAAGCTTTCTGGATCCACTGCAAAATTAATATTCTTATCTAATTCACTACAAGCAATAAGTGAACCCTCCACATGGACTGAGTCTTTAAAAGCAATTGGGAAAAGTATGGATATTGATGGCAATGTAGGGCTGTATGAGAACCTATGTTTAGAAAGGAAATTGATTGCTAGATCTACAGGCAAAAAAATAGATAACAAAAGATTAGAAGCTGTAAAAATAGGAAATGCACTTGTATTATGGGAACAACAATTCATTTTAGCTAATGATCTTTTCCAAAACCAAGAAAGGCAGAAATTTTTCAAAAAGTTCTTAGGGATTGGGGGCCATAAAGTATTTAAAGAGAAGACTGCAACAGATGTTGATTTTGAAAAACCAAAGATACTGGATTTCAACAACACTATAATATTAATGGCAGCAAGATCTATGGTTAATAAAAATAAGGCTTATCTCTCACAAGCCAATACATTAGCAAATCCTCATCCAATTATGGAAACATTTTCAAGACAAATTGCTGAAGCTTCAGAAGAAACAGCAACAATTCTGGGGAAAATCAATAAAACATGTTTTTGGCAGTGTATAACAGATATATCAACCATAATGAGAAATATATTAGCTGTTTCTCAATATAACAGGCATAACACATTTAGAGTAGCTATGTGTGCTAATGACTCAATGTATGCCTTAGTCTTCCCTTCATCAGATATAAAAACTAAGAGGGCTACAGTGGTCTTTTCCATAGTGTGCATACATGATGATAGGCAATCTATTATGAATGCAGGAGCCTTATTCACGACTCTAGAACTAAAAACAAAAAACTTTATATCTATTAGCAAAGCAATAAGATTAGATAAGGAAAGATGTCAGAGAATAGTATCATCTCCTGGGTTATTCCTCCTGAGTGCACTATTGTTATATAACAATAACACAGAAGTGTCCCTCACAGATGTCTTAAATTTCACATTTTATACTAGCCTATCGATAACCAAGAGTATGCTATCATTAACTGAACCATCAAGATATATGATAATGAATTCCTTGGCTATTTCAAGTCATGTGAAAGATTACATAGCGGAAAAATTCTCTCCTTATACAAAAACCCTGTTCAGTGTGTACATGGTTAACCTTATTAAGAAGGGTTGTAGCTCAGCAAATGAACAATCAAGTAAAATACAACTAAGAAATATATACTTGTCAGACTATGACATTACACAAAAGGGTGTAAATGATGAAAGAAATCTAGATTCAATCTGGTTTCCTGGTAAAGTAAATCTTAAGGAATATATAAATCAAATATACCTACCTTTTTACTTTAATGCAAAGGGGTTGCATGAGAAGCACCATGTGATGATTGATCTAGCAAAGACAGTCCTGGAAATTGAAATGAATCAAAGAATGGATAATTTAGGCATATGGTCAAGCCATGAAAAAAAGCAACATGTAAATTTACCTGTGTTAGTCCATTCTCTAGCTAAATCACTAATTTTAGATACATCTCGACACAATCATCTTCGTAATAGGGTTGAGAGTAGAAATAATTTCAGAAGAAGCATTACCACAATAAGCACATTCACTAGTTCTAAATCATGTATAAAAATAGGAGATTTCAAGGAACTAAAATCTAAAGCTCACCAAACATCATTGAAGAATCAAAAAAAAGCTTGTGAAAAGTATAGACTTTCTAACCCTTTATTTATCTTAGAGGAGGAAACATCACTAGAGGTTAACCATTGTAATTATGAAGATTTAACTGCAAAAATACCAAACTATAGAGATTATATTTCAGTTAAAGTCTTTGATAGATTATATGAATTATTCAAATTAGGTATATTGGATGATAAACCATTTATAGATCAGGCAATGACTATGATGAAAGAACACAAGGATTTCTCCTTTACATTCTTCAATAAAGGGCAAAAAACAGCAAAGGACCGAGAAATATTTGTTGGGGAATTTGAAGCTAAGATGTGCATGTATGTTATAGAAAGAATATCCAAAGAAAGGTGTAAATTGAACACTGATGAAATGATAAGTGAGCCAGGGGATTCTAAATTGAGAATATTAGAGAAAAAGGCTGAAGAAGAAATCAGATATATTGTTGAAAAAACTAAAGATAGCATCCAAAAGGGTGACCCTACCAAGGCATTAAAACTAGAGATAAATGCTGACATGTCAAAATGGAGCGCACAAGATGTTTTTTTCAAGTATTTTTGGCTTATAGCACTTGACCCTATACTGTATCCAAGTGAGAAGAAAAGGATGTTATATTTTATGTGCAATTATATGGAGAAAGTTCTTATTTTGCCAGATGACCTACTGTCTAATATATTAGATCAAAAGACTCCTTATAATAATGATTTGATACTTGACTCAACAAATGGCTTGAATTCTAATTATGTAAAAATTAAAAGAAATTGGCTGCAAGGTAATTTTAATTACATATCTAGTTATGTACATAGCTGTGCAATGATGGTTTATAAGGATATTTTTAAAGAGACAATGAAGCTACTGGAAGGAGAATGCCTAGTAAATTCTATGGTTCATTCTGATGACAACCAAACCTCATTAGCTATAATGCAGAATAAATTACCAGATAATATTATGATACAATTTGCAGCAGACACTTTTGAATCAGTGTGTTTAACATTTGGCTGTCAGGCCAATATGAAAAAAACATATATTACTCATACCTGCAAGGAGTTTGTATCTTTATTTAACTTGCATGGGGAACCATTATCTATCTATGGGAGATTTTTATTACCAAGTGTTGGAGATTGTGCATATATTGGACCGTATGAAGACTTAGCTAGTAGGCTCTCTGCTACTCAGCAAAGCATCAAACACGGTTGCCCACCTAGTTTAGCATGGGTGGCAATTAGCTGCAGCCACTGGATTACACACCTCACATACAATATGCTAAATGATCAAATCAATAGTCCGATAAATTATTTACCATTTGAGAGCAGACACAATATACCCGTAGAACTGAATGGTTATATCAATGCACCTCTCTATTTAATCTCCCTTGTAGGCCTAGAAGCAGGCAACCTCTGGTTCTTGATTGAGATGTTAAAGAAATTAGTTCCATTGGATAAGCAAAGAGAAACAATACAAACACAATGCCAATGGCTGTCAGGATTAAATAATTTAACAGAATCTGAAAAATTTAGATTCAAAATCCTTAGATACTTAACATTGGATACAGAAGTAAGTGCAGACTCTAATATGGGTGAAACAAGTGATATGAGGAGCCGGTCATTATTAACACCTAGAAAATTCACCACACCTGGCTCATTAAACAAACTGGTATCATACTTGGATTTCAAAGAATCTATGTCATCTGATAAATATAAGGAGACCCTGGATTATATGTACAACAACCCTGAGTTACTAGTAACTAAAGGGGAAGACAAGAAACAATTCATGGAATCAATACTATATAGATACAACTCTAAAAGATTTAAAGAGAGCCTATCCATTCAAAATCCTGCACAATTATTCATAGAACAGATCCTTTTCTCCCACAAACCTATAATTGATTATAGTAGTATTTTTGATAAATTAAGTTCTCTTGTTGAATCTGATATAATAGCTGAATTACCTGAAATTATAGGAAGAGTGACTTTCCCTCAGGCATACCAAATGATATATAGAGATATAACCCAGTTGCCCCTGGATTTGGAAGATATACAAATAGTTTATAAGTATTGTGTATTGAATGATCCATTAATGATAACAGCAGCTAATACTTCATTATTGTGTGTAAAAGGAACACCTCAAGATCGCAATGGTCTGAGTGCTAATCAGATGCCAGAATTTCGGAATATGAAGTTAATTCACCATTCTCCTGCACTAGTATTAAAAGCATTTAGTAAGGGTAGAACTGATCTACCTGGAGCAGATCCAATTGAATTAGAAAAAGACCTACATCACTTGAATGAATTTCTTGAGAACACAGGAATAAAAGAGAAAATAGACCAAAATATAGAAAACCCTCCAAAACATCTTACAGGGTTAGAGATAATTATGTATAAGATAAGGGAAACAACTAAACTATATCAGTTGTGTTATGATTACATTAAATCAACAGAACATAAAGTTAAAATCTTTATATTACCTATGAAAGCATACACAGCAATTGATTTTTGCACATTGGTGCAAGGAAACACATTGAGTGACAATAAATGGTATACAATGCATTATCTAAAGCAAATTCTTAGTGGGTCTGTAAAAGGGAATATTGTAACTACAAGCACAACTGAACAAATCATAGCAGGAGAATGTTTTAGAACACTGGTGCATTTTGCAGACTCATTTGTTGAAGAAGCAAGTCGCTTAAGTTTTATAACAGAAGTTATAGATAATTTCCAATATAAAAATATACCTGTCAATTCTTTATATAATACTATCTTAGGTAGCAATCTTAGACTGGATTTTATCCCCCTATTGTTCCGGATGCAAGCTCTAACACAATCTGATTTAAACAAATTTGATGCATTGAAAACTAATGAAAGAGTATCATGGAACAATTGGCAAACAAATCGGTCTTTAAATTCTGGAGTGATTGATTTAACTATCTCAGGTTATTTGAGATCTATTAGAATTGTAGGTGAAGACAAAATGCTTAAAATAGCAGAACTTACAATACCAAACTTTTATCCAAATACTGTTTTCCATGCTGGGAACAAGCTCTTAAATTCACGACATGGCCTAAAGTTTGAATATATGTCAGAGTGTGTTTTAGATGACAAATATAATTACTATATAACTTACCAGAAAAAGAGAGCCCATTTATATACTTACCAGGTTTCAACAGTAGAACACATATTCAGGCGAAATCAAGAAGGGTTAGCATCCCGTGGCACAAGGTATAATAAAATGACACCTGTATGCCCTGTTGTATTATCCGTTCGAGACGAATTATTCCGCATGAGTTTGCATAATGTATTTAGCTTGAATATGACAAATTTCAGTATGTCACGGTTGTATGTTTCTCCTGATGAAATGGCAACTATAAAAAAGGCACACATGTCAAAGATGATGTTTTTCAATGGACCAGATATCAAAGCTGGAGTGATTAATTTGACTTCCTTGATGAGGACTCAAGAATTACTTTCCCTAAATTATGATAACATTTGTAAATCAAGTATAATACCTTTTTGTAGGATCTTATCTTGTGATGGTAATGAGGATAGTGGTGAGTTAATTTTCCTCTCTGATGAAATAATGGATTTCACTATCTCAGAAGAGATTGAATCTATGCCTATTTTCACAATTAAATATCAAAAGAAAGGGCATGAGAAAATGACATATAAAAATGCTATCTCCAAGCTAGTTACACGAGGTGTAGAAGAAATCACCACAATATTTGATTTCTCAGAAGATGGATTCTATTCAAAAAAGAATTTGGGAATAATAAATACACTTTGTTCATTAATTAATCTTTTAGAAACTAATGAGTGGTCTTCTATCTTGCTCAACTCATTCCATATAGCAATGCTCATGGAAGGGATGGACAAAGAATTTCACATGTTTTCTCTACCTTCTCCATTTTTTTTAAATGTTGCAGGTGGAATTATAAACTGGACAAAACTCCTAAAGTTCATTAAATCGTTGCCCAAGATTACTCATGAACCATGGTCCATGATGATGGAAAGGTTTATAGACAAGACCATATATTTAATTGAAAGGGAATTAAACAAAGAAGCCAATTTTAACGATTTCCTAGATGAATTAGAATTCCAATCTGGAAAATCTCTGTTTAGTTTCTTTTAAATACACCCAATTAGTAGATGATAGATGAAAATTTGGTAATTTAAAAGAAACTAAACAGAGATTTTCCAGATTGGAATTCTAATTCATCTAGGAAATCGTTAAAATTGGCTTCTTTGTTTAATTCCCTTTCAATTAAATATATGGTC